GCGATGGAGAGTATGTATTTAATCATAAACTAGTACTCGAACGATATAATACAATGTTAGAAACATGTAAGGCAGGTAATAGACCTAGCATTATTTGGATCGACACATTGAAAGATGAACGAAGAACACTCGCTAAAGTTAAAGCAGGAAAAACACGATTATTTTCTTGTGGAGAAATGGTTTTTACTATTCTTTTTAGACAATATTTCGGTGGATTCATTGCACACATGATGAGAAACAAAATTGATGTTGAATCATGTGTTGGTGTGAATTGCTATGGAATGGATTGGACTAGAATTGTTGCTGGATTATCTGAAGTAGGAGATAAGGTATGTGCAGGTGATTTCGAAAATTATGACGGAACACTGCATTCAAATATCCTATGGAAGGTTCTTGATATGATCAACGAGTTCTACGGAACTGAAGATGAAGAATCAAATAAAATCAGAATTGCCATTTGGTGTGAAGTAGTAAATTCTATTCACATCTTTGATGATCAGGTGTATATGTGGGGACATTCCCAACCATCTGGTTGTCCGATGACAACGATTCTTAATTGTTCATATCATTCAATTTCGGCACGATATGTATTCATGTCTCTTGCTAGAAGATTGGCACCAAGTTACGCCAATTTTCCTGCTTTTAGAAAATATGTTAGACATTTTAACTACGGTGACGATGATCTATGGTGTATTGCTGATGAAATAATCGACTGGTTTAACCAAGTATCAATAACTGAAGCATACAAAGAATTGAGCATGAAATATACTGATGAAGCTAAAACAGGTGAGATAGTGCCATATCGACGATTGTCCGAAGTAAATTTTCTCAAGAGAACTTTTCGCTGGGATGACAATCAATGTCGATATAGAGCACCTCTCGCAATGGAAACAATAAAGGAAATGGCGATGTGGAATCATGGGACTGTGGATGAGTATGAATTATGCGCTTCTGTATTGGAAGATGCTGTTCATGAACTCGCACAACATGATGAAGTAACGTTTAGGACCGAACTACCCCTATTTGAGAAAGCAGCCCGGATTGTGGGTGAACGTTTCCCTGTATATTTTGATACCTATGAAGGTTATCAGGAGCGGGAAGCGATTAACTGTGGTCTATATATTGAATATTAAATAGAATATAAAGATAAAACCTCGTGATCGGAGCACGATTCAAATTGGTAAAAGAATCGCGCAGCAAATTCTGCTGAGGTGTGCTGTATTCTCTCTACGGAGAGCACTTGCAGCGCAGTGAGAGGAGTATTTACTCCTATTGATAGATGTGTGCTCACTTTAAAATAATTGGCTATCTATCTGCCACATCTCTTGTTAGGAATGAGTAAACCGAATGAGAATGATGTAAAACAATATTACTTGCAGATCAACAAAATGAACTAAATTTGATGAGCCAAGCACCAGGCTCTTCATCTAATAATAGTGGTGCACCCCAAAGCATGTTC